TTACGGAAAAGCACCCAAACCGTGCCGTAAAGAATGGCGGCGACGGATGGATTGTAACGTTAACCGTAACTTTTATTATTCCGTTGGTTCGTGGAGTTGGCGGGGTATGGCAATTCACGACAAAGGGTACGGCGTCAACAATACCCAATATCCGTGATACATTCGACGCCATATTGGAAGAAAAGAAGTTCGTCAAAGGAATTATCTTTGATATGAACGTACAATTTGCAGTTTCTCAAAAGCCCGGCGACCGTTCCCGTTATCCGGTCGTTACGATTGTTCCTAACGAAAGCGAGGGAAATTTATTCAAGGTAAAAGAAGCATTTAAGCCCGTGCATTTGGTGGAATAAAAATAAAGTATTATATTTGTGGCGTAAAACAATCGACCGTTACCGATTGAAAGATATTTGCTAATTAGCTACAAAGCCCCTTTTAGATGTGTAACGGCTCTAATTGGGGCTTTTCTTTTTTAATTATGACTTACAATATTTTGATTGACCAAAGATTCGCCGTTGCGAATGAACTGACTATTGTTCAAACAACAACGCTTGCAGCGTGTATGACATTGCCAACGTGGACTAATACAATTACGGTTGATGGCATTGTTTGGTATCAATATTCAGAAACAAAAATGGTAGATGATTTTCCGTTGCTTTTTTCAATCCCTAAAAGAGTTTACAAAAACATTAAAGAACTTGCAGACAGAGGATTTATTGAGTTGAGTTCTTTTGGGAAAACAAAGTATCTAAGATTTACAGAAAAATGTAAAACATGGAACAGAAGCGAAACGGACTTTAATCAGTCCGAAAACGGACTACAAGACTATAATATTAATATACAGCAGTCCGAAAACGGACTAAACAACAGTCCGAAAACGGACTTTAATCAGTCCGAAAACGGACTACAAGACTATAATATTAATAATAATAATATTAATAATACTATAAAGAAAGATGCTAAAGCATCTAAAGAAAATCCGTCCGGATTTTCACAAGCCGATTTTTTCAACGAAGAAAAAACAGTTAAAGCAAGTATTGTTTATGGGTTTACCCCGGAATTGTTGGACGTCAGAAAACAAGTAATTGATAAAGTTGATAATTACTTTGCAAAACTTGTATTCCCATTTGATAGCGAAGATTTTAAACGGAATCTTTATATTTTGATGTGTCAACCGAAATGGAGAACGTCGCAAAAGAGTTTTTCAGCGATACAAGCAAACTTAAATGGTTTGAGTAAATACCCGGAAGAATTTGCGCTGATTCTGATAAAAGAAAGCATTTCAAAAGGTTGGGCGGCGTTAGAATATGATTCAACACCTGAAAAATATGAGAAATGGGAAAAAATGAAACGTTCCGTAAAGACAGAGCAGCAAAGCAGCAAAGAAATTGCGGATATGATGAAGTATTTAAACAATGATTTTGATTGATATGGGAGCAATTGAAAAAAAAGAAAATACGGCGTTAGAAATATATAATACCAAGCCCGGAACAAAAGCCATTGAAGTACGCCGTAGAATGGTGCAATTGCCGGAGGTTGCCAAAGCATTAAACCCAGTTGAAAAATATGTTTTCGCAGCGTCAACAAAAACACCAATTGCGGAAATTGACGATGCAAAATTAGTTGAAAATCTTTCGTTACTGTTTAAGCGTATAGCAATAGACGTTGGTTATATAATACCACAGAATGAAAATGATTGGAATTATATACAATCCCGGTTGTTGGATATTCTGAAACGTTATTACTCAGATATGACGTTGGCTGATATTAAGATGGCTTTTGAATTGGCGACGACCGGAGAGTTAGACGAATATTTGCCGAAAGATAAACAAGGGAATCCGGACAAAAACCATTATCAACAGTTCAACGCCGATTACTTTGCAAAGATATTGGGAGCGTATCGGAAAAAACAAAATGAAGTAATTGGGAAAGCATATAAAGCGTTGCCGGAACCTAAAAGAGAAATGACGCCGGAGCAAAAGAGATATTACCACAACCGCAGGGAAGCAAGAAACAGAATTGTTTTTTTGCAATACAAATACACCGGGAAAATATCATTTGAATTTGGCGACGAAATGTTTTTGTATGATTGGTTGTTGAAATTTGGATTTGCTGACGAAGTGGAGGCAACCGAGGACGACAGAAAACAAGCATTTGCAAAATATATGCACCGTGCGGCAATTGGAATGGTAAACCAATATACAGCGTTTCAAGTTCGCCGAAAAGGAACCGAAAGCCCGGAAATTGATTTTACGGCGTTTGAGGTTGCCCGGAAAAAAGAGATTATAAAAGCATTTGACCGGATGATTGCCGAGGAAATGCAAGTTGATAACTACATGAAGTTTTGGATATGACATTAAAAGTATTTACAGCATTTAGCGGTTATGATAGTCAATGTATGGCATTAGATAGAATGAAAATTAATTATGAATTGGTAGGATGGTCGGAAATAGATAAATATGCGATAATGGCACATAATGCAATTTATCCACAATATAAGGATAGAAATTTTGGCGATATATCAAAAATAGATTGGGAAAATGTTCCCGATTTTGACTTGTTTACATATTCTTTCCCATGTACTGACATATCAAGCGCAGGGCAACAAAAAGGATTGGAAGAGGGAAGCGGAACAAGAAGCGGGCTTTTATGGGAATGTAAAAAGGCTATTGAATTAAAACGCCCAAAATATCTATTAATGGAAAATGTAAAAGCATTAACACAGAAAAAGTTTTTGCCATATTTGCATAAATGGCACTCTTTTTTAACGGAAATGGGATATACTAATTTTACTCAAATACTAAATTCAAAAAAATTTGGAGTTCCTCAAAATAGAGAACGTGTATTTATGGTTAGTATATTGGGGGATGCGTGGTTTGATTTCCCTAAACCTTTTCAGTCTGATAAAAAATTAAAAGATTTATTGGATGAAAATGTTGATGATAGATATTATTTAAGCCAACGTTGTTTGTCGCCGTTTATAAGAAAAAATGAGATACAAAGAGAAAAAGGGAATGGATTTACATTTAAGCCCACAAATGGGGATTGTATAGCAAAAACAATTCTAACACACTCAAACGATAGATTAGATGATAATTATATAATTGAACCATTAGAACCAAATGTTTTAACCCCTAAACGAACCGAATACGGGAAGAAAATGCGTAAAGCATACGAAAATGGAGATTTTAAAGAGAGTAGGCATAATATGACTATATTAGAACCAAGAACAGACGGAATAAGTAATACAATAACAACAGTTCAAAAAGATAATTTATTGTATGAACCTATTAATAATAAATATTTTCGTATTAGAAAACTGACTGAAAAAGAATGTTTTCGTTTAATGGATGTTTCTGATGAAAATATAAATAAAATCCAAAATTCCGGAATAAGTAAAACACAGCAATATAAAATGGCAGGAAATTCTATTGTTGTGAATGTGCTATATTTTATATTTAAGAACTTATTTAAACAATAATCATGGAACTATTTATTGTTTGCTTTATAATTGGCGTAATAGGTTATTTACAAAAGCGGGAGGTTATATATGGAAAAAAATATAAGAATTTCAGCAGTAGTGGGAATTGACCCGGGAAGCAATGGCGGTATTGTAACATGGCGCCCCAACCAAAATATAAAAGCAATGAAAATGCCAAAGGATTTAACAGAATTGCGTAATTATTTGGAGTATCTGAAAAGCATTTGTTCGCCGATCATTTTTCTGGAAAAATTGAGCGTGCGCCCGGATGATATAACGCCGGGTGCCGATGGCGTCAATATGGGAAAGTTGTACCGAATACAAAAGATGATGGCAAACTTTGAGCAGTTGAAAGCAATCATTTCAGTTTGCGATGTTCCGTTTGTTATGGCGCATCCTATGAAATGGCAAAACGAATTGAAGTTGCGGGCAAAGATAAGCCAGAAAAAGGAGGAAAAGAGCGAGCGAAAACGCAGATACAAAGAGATTGCCGGGAATTTGTACCCGGAATTGAAACCGACATTGTGGAACGCCGACGCCACGTTGATAATGCACTTTGGACGATACATTTTGCGCAACAACCCCGGTTGGGTGCGTCAGAATTTACCAAGCAACATGCACGAACGTTTGTTTTAGCCACGTAGAGCGATTTTAATTTCAAAATGGATAAAATATACATGGAAGAAGAAAAAGCCCCGCAAATCGAAAATCCGGGAAAAATAACGTTGGAAGAGTTCGCCGAGTTAATTCGACAAATGCGACATAACCAACGCAGATATTTTGCCCAACGCAGACCGGAAATATTGGAAACGTGTAAACGTTTAGAAGGTGAAGTTGATGCAATTGTTGCTAAAATAACAGATAAACAAATGAGGCTGTTTTGATTTATGCCCGGAATGTATAACGTTCCGGGTTTGTTTTTTTTTGAAAATAAAAAGAAAAAATTTTGGTGGTTAAAATATTATGCGTATATTTGCAGTGTCAAACAACGAAAGACCCCACAGTCTAACCAAAATGCAAAAAGACTGTTGAAAGATTAAGTTCGTAAGAGTAGACAGTAAGCAACGGTATCTACAAAGGGTTAAATGATGGTTCGGTAACCGATTAAATGAAGCTATAAAGCCAAAATCTTTCAAAGTATGACAAACACCGACCGGGCGGGTTCCCGGAAAGTAAACATTTTATTATGAAAACAACGATTTACGATTTTGATTTTGAGATTGCCGGACACGGACATTACAAAGTAACTTACACGTCCCCGGCAACGGGTAAAAGATGGACAACAACAACAAACAATATGCCTTTGATTGATGCGACCAAGAACGCAGAAGAACCGAAACGTAAGGATTTGGAAAAACTTAAAAGGATTTGTAAAGATGGGAAAGTTTGTTGATGAAGTAGGAGCAATCCGGCACGCAATGAGCGACAAAGAGTTGAACGAATTATACAAGCGTTTGGAAAATTTCATTGCTGATTGCACCATTGAAGAAGCAAAAGAAAACCGGGACGCATTTGTTAAGGTGCAAACATTGACACACCAAAGAATAAGAGAAAACAAAAAATAATATTAATCAGCCGGGGGAAACCCCGGCACAAACCGAGAGCATTATGATAGTAAAGAAATTAGAATTGGTAAATTTCCAAGTAATTAAAGAGTTTAACGCAGATTTTGACGGTAACGTTTATTTCATTACCGGGGATAATGAGTTGGGAAAATCAACGGTATTAAAAGCAATTGGGGCTTTGTTGACCGGGAACCGTGACGCCGTATTGAAGAATGGAGAAAGCAAAGGTTTTGCAAAAATGATTGTCGGCGACGACGGCGAGGAATACGAGGTTGAATTGAAATTCACGAAAGC